AGACTACCCCTGGTTTCACCAGCTTCCAGCCTTAATGACAGGACGTCGGCGGTTAAGTCCAGGCTCTGCGGGGTAAGGTTAGCTCGCCACACACCGTAGGGGGTAGATAGCCAGCAATACCCGCCATGGTGGGCGATAGCCATGCCATACTGGCTGGAAAGATTAAACGGCACTGGCTCATGCCACAGGTTATCAATAAATTTGCCATCCACGGCTGAGTGCGACCAGAAGGGGCGGTTGTAAGACGTAGTTCCGCTGAACCTCTCAACAAAGAAGCCGCGATAGACATCGGGCTTATCCATAAACGGCGTCCGGTACTCAAAGCTGCCATCTGAGGGGGCTGAGGCAAACTCCCTGAGCTCCGACCAGGCGCCAGCGGCGACATCCCCGCCATCACCGTAGACCAGCGACCACAACTTAAAATTACCGCCCGAATCCTTGCCGGTAACAAAAAGGTCCCAGTCGCCACCATAAACGGTAGCGACACCTGATAGGTCGCCGGTGGACTTGTCCCAGGCGACCCTACTCCCCCAGCTACCACCTGTTCGCTTCATTACATAGAGGGTCGCCTGGTCAGCAAAGAACAGGGCAATATCGCCGTTTGGCTTATATGAAGCAGCAATGCCATTGATGGCGGTGGTGGGGGTATAGCCAAGGAGCTGAGGGCTTCCCCAGCTAACCCCACAGTCGGTGCTCTTTAGCTGGTAGATTTTGCGGTCGCTCTTAATCCAGAAGATAGAGACCTCAGCCCCAAGACAGCAGCCAGCGACAGTAACCACGTCATACTGGTTGGTGTAGACCCACTGGCTGAAATCGGACTGGGGGGTGGGGCTGGGCACCCTCTGGCGATACAGCTTTCTGGAGTCAGCGGTGGGTGTTACCCTGACCCTGATTAGGGAGCCATCCTCGGGCATGGTCAGGGCGTGATAGTAATCATCCTCTGTGCCGGTATAGAGCCTTGACCACCTCAGGTTGACCACCCCGCAGTGTCTATCTGATGCTTCCACCCTGACATAGGGGACAGAGGTTGCCTGCTTCTGAGCGGCAAGTAATGTTGAACTAAGCTGCCTCATTTAGCTCCTTTACACCCTGTAGAGCTGGCGAATCCTGACCTGATTTCTCCTCCCCAGTCTCCTTAGCTCGCTTCTAAATTCCTTTAGTTTCTGATTGCCCCAGTTGAGGAACTCCTGTGGGGTGGTAGTGCCGCCGAGGCTAACCCTATTTATGGCGTAGCCCGCCCACTCCACCGCGGCATAGCCCTCGGCACCGATAGCGATTAAGTCCTCGTGCTTGGTGGGAATAGTAGACCCCTGGGCATCAAGGGTATGGAGCATACCATAATAGATATTGCAGTTAGAACCATCGGGGACTTCATCGCCAAAAAGGGTCAGGGCATGCCCCCAGAGAGCAAACCTCTGGTAGGCGAGCGGGAATTTGTCCACCGGATACTCCACCGCCTCCACCATGACCCTATCGGTGAGGGATGATATATCAATCACCCTGGAGGCCGGGGCGGTGGGTAGGGTGGCTTTTGCCGGCAGAGGCACCGCCTCCGAGAACTCCTTCACCGCATGAGCAATGTGTCTGTCCAGCTCGTCATCGCTCCAGCGGTAGTTTGCCGCATCTTCATCCTTCAGGTCGCGCCTGAGGATACTTCTCATCATATTCAGGTCCATAATTTCATACCTCCCCTCCGGGCTTAACTCGCCCGATGCGGGGGCTTGTGTCCCCCACCAAAGAACTTCGTGCCTTCACCTCCGGCAAATATCTCTCTCTTGACAACGAGGGCGTCTATGCCCTGCCCCAGTTCACTGGCAAACAGCTCCTCGAGCAGCCCGCCGACTTCAACACTACCTACTTCAACACCATAGCCAGTATCAACCGCGGTTAGTAATCTGGCAATAATGGCGTCAATACTGGAACCGGTTTCACTGCCAGCCAGGAGAGCGCTGGGCACTGGTATGCCCTCAACCCCAGAGCCAGCATCAGACGAGGTCTTAGCCTCCACCTGCTCCAATGAAACAAAAACATCAACCCCAAAGCCGGTCTCGGCTCTAACGAGGGTAGCTAGGGGATTACCTGAGGCTACAGCATCAATGCCACTCCCGGTCTCGGCTTTGACCAAAGTTGCTACAGGATTGCCCGAAGTCAAGCCATCAGCCCCGGAGCCGGTATCAGACGAGGTCTTTTCAGTTACCCCTAGCTCCCCCCACTCCTCAAACATTTGGTCAGTGGCAACATCGGTTGTCCAGGAGCTTCCACTATTGAAACTGTATTCAAGATTCCCCCCAGCATAAGCTGGGCTGGAGCTATCTTGCCTCCACTGCGCGAAATTTGCAACGTCATCCCCACTGAGCGCTCTTGCTACTATGGCATACTTGGTAGAGGCGGAAAGGTTGTAGCCGGCACCTAGTGTTATTTCCCTCCATTCGTAGGGCGAGCCTTCTGGAAGGGTATTCCCATCGGTAGTGCCAGAGCACAGGTCTGCCCCAGTAGGATGCCCGCTCCCATCAGTAGTCCTGATGCTTACTGTAATAGTCCCTGGCGAGCCAGTTCTGTAGAGTTTTAATTTTACACTGGTGATTTTATGGGCTACCGATGGAGTGAAGGTTTGTGCCACCCATTTAGTATCATACAGTTTGGCATACCAATCATCACCCGTCTTGTAGTATTCGTAGAGAGTAGACACTACTTCCTCACTAGCTCAAAGTAATACTAACTTCAAGAGTCCAGGTCCCACCAGATTTAGTCCCCAGAGAGTCAACCTTCCGGTTAAGACACTTAGTAGAGGTTGCCTGCTTCACTACCCACTCATTCCAGGTATAATTAGCATCAGAAGCACCGAAGCTAGCCTTAAAGGTTGCCTTCTGAGAGGTAGAAGTAGGATATGTAGCCTCCATCCCCTTATAGGTCTTGTTGGTCGCTGCCTGTAAATCTGTCTGGGTGGGGCTGGCAGCAGTATTGGAATCACCGACGCCAACCTGGGCGCTGGTATTACTGAAGTGGTTTGCTGAATCACCGATAATTAAGTCCCACATCTCATCAATGCCAGTATTCAAGAGGCAGTTACCCTCGCCCTCGACCACCGCATAAGGCCTGGTGTTTCCCAAAAAGGCAAGCCTTTCCTCTGGCGACTTACACCCATTTATATCGCCCTCTCTTTTCTCAAGCCTATAGCGACATTTCCACTGAGCTGAGTCCTTGTTTTCCATTTTTTCCTCCTCGAAGAGTCTTCGACTTTTGGGGAGCCCCTCAGAGAAGGACTCCCCAAAATTTGCCAATTTTAGTCCTGAACGCCGATTAAAGCGGCGGACTTGATTGAACTGAACAGGGCCAGCGAGCAGTACCACTTAATTCGGGTTCGTGATGCGTCCTTGGTCTCAAGCGAGCCGATTGGCTCAACAGTGATGTGACCGGGGCTGGTTAAGCCGCATAGCGCCCCCTCGCCCATCTGGAAGGCATAGATAGTGGAGCAGTCGCCTCCGGTGGTTGCTGTCTCCACCCCATCAGTAAGGACATGGGTATCCAGTATCCAGTCATTGACGCCAATCGGGATGCCGTCCCATAACTGGATAAAGTTGCCCCAGTTGTCCCTATCGCTTTCAATCATGCCTCCAGAGGCCCTGACCAGAGAGTTGAGCTTGCGCCTTGAGCGCCGGCTCATAAGCAAAAGGGCGGGCTTACCCCCCTTTACGGCATCAATAAGCTCATCCAGTTTCGCCAGGGTAAGGGTAGCCCCACTGTCCCCCATGGCAACTACCTGGGAGCCGGGGGTGGTGGTATCAATGAGCTTCCTCAGACCATCAAACTGCTTGGTACTGGTGGCTTCACCGTAGATGAAGGTCTCCTCAAACTTGTCCCGGAGCGCCTTAGCCTTGAGCTCAACCACGGCTGCCTCCAGGTCCTGGATATTACTCCTGGTCGCCTTGAGGAAGTTATCAACATCGGCATCACCACCCATAATCTTCAGGCTCGCCGTTTTCTGCTCGAAGGTCGGTGTTGACTCAGTCCAAGGGTCACCAACATCATAGAAATCTATGGTGGGCAGGGTCTTTTCCTGATTATAGGTAAGGACATTGCCCACAATCTCAATGAAGGGTAGTTGCTGAAGGATGGGCGAGTCCTTGACTATAGTCTCCACCACCCCTTGCAAAAGCATATCGTTTGACAGCTTGGCTGCCTCGTTTAATGTTAATGCCATCGTTTATCTCCTTTCTCCTATTGCGTATTGAATCTTCTCCTTTGGGGATAGCGCTGAGAAGTCCAGTGGCGTTCTCAGTGGCGCCCCCGCCGGGATTTTTGCCGCTGCGATTTCAACCTCCAGCTCCTGCCTCACCCTATCAATAAGGAGCTGGGCACTGGCCAGAGATTGGTCAATCTCCTCAATGCTGTCCCCGCTCACGAGCTCCTCGGGCACGGCCGGGTTTGCCTTAACCACCAGAGCCCGATAAGCCTCTACCGCCTGAGATAGCCTGCTCTCAAGCTCAGCCAGGGACTGCTTGAGGGCAGCAATCTGGTTATCCTCGCTAGCTACTGCCTGCTCAAGCTCGGAGATGCGGGAATCCTTGAGCGCAAGCTCACTCTCCTTGTTGGCGACAAGCTGCTCAAGCTCCACAACCCTGGTCGCGGCACTTTCCAGCTCCTCCCTGGCAGGACTTTGGTCTTCGTTACTATAATTCGGCAATTTTCACCTCCTTATGATGGAGATTCCTCAACGCCTCCAGCCTCGGCGGTTAAAGCTCTCCCTCCCTCTCCGCCTCGGGTTGACTTGGCGTTAAGTGACTTATTCATTTTGAGAATAGCCTCCCTCTCCTCCAGCCACCGCTTAAACTCGTTCTCCGGGTCCTCAATCCCCACCTCCTCCATAGCCCCACGCCGGGAATGGATACCACTCTGGACCATTGCCTGCTCGTTAGAGACCAGCCGGGCTATATCCTGGGGTAATATCGGACTCCAGATTACCCGCAACCGGTTTTCGCCAAAGCTTTCCCCCTGGTACTTCTCCAGGAGGTTAAGAATCATCCGGTTTCTCCGGTTATAGACGGCAGTCCGGATAATCCGCTTCCGCCTCACCTTCTGAAGCAGGGGGTTAAGCTCAATCTCAAGGGCTACCCCGGATAGGTCCCTCTCAGTTCCACCAAAGGCAGCCCGCGGAGATTCCGCTATATCATGCATGGTTCTATAGAGTAGATTTATATAATCCAGGTGCAACCTGACCCCACCACCCTGCAGCAGGTCAAGGAGATAGGCTTTAGCGTCCTCGGGGATAGTCCACACCGCCCCCGGTTTGACGGCAATATCCTCAGCCTCCTCCACATTCTCCAGGACGGCGATGGGATTGCCCGATAGCTCCAGTATCCGCGACAGTTGTGACATCGCCCGATTAAGCTCCCGCTGCGACTCCATAATCGGCGACAGGTCAGATATACCCCAGAAGCTCTTCGGCTCTCTAAGGTTGGGGTAGATAATAAAGGGGATAAAAGCGTAGGGGTTGGGCTTCTTCTCAACCAGCTCATCATCCAGATAGAGCTCAAATTCAGCGTCAGTCCACAGCTCAACAACAGTCGCCGTCTTACCCCTGGGCTTTACCTGATAGAGGAATTCGCTTTCTTCAGCGCTCAGGCTGTATTTAGAGGCTACCCTCCATACCCTTGAGGTATCATCACCCAGCCACCAGACATAGATTCCCTGGACATCGGGGGCGGTAACCCTCACCTTCTTCGCCCCGCCGTCCCAGATAACCTTGTAGCTGGCATCGCCAAGGATGGCGCAATCAATCTCGGTCTCAAGGTCAAGCTGCTCCAGGTTATTATCCTCGTAGACCTGGCGCAGGGCGGCCTCAGCACTACGGACTCTGTCCCTGGCTTCGTCTGAATCCTCAACCGCACCCACGGCAAAGTTAATGCCAGACATCAGGTATGTAGTAACCTTATCGACGAAGACCTTGGTATAGTTGAAGGTCAAGCGTTTCTCC